AAACGCAAAAAAGATGAGCGCATAAACACAACAGAAAACTAAAAAATAAAAAACCCAAAAACTAAAAAACAAAAGGCACAATTGTACATAAAGTCCTTTTTTAATGATTGAAAAAATTGAAATGAAAAATTACACCACGGATATAATAATCAAACTAACGCTACATACTATAATAATGAATATACTAGCAAAAAAAGTAAAAGTGTCTCCAGAGGAGCGCAAACGATTACGTGAATTATATCATCCCGCGTTTGCTGGCATTGGCATGGGTAATTATTCTCAAAAAGAAATAACAGATTCAATTAATGAACTATCATCAACACTTAAGATTTTAATGGATGAGATGAATTATCTAAGAAATGAGAATGAATATCTTAAAAAAGAAGTTGTTGAATTAAGAAATAAAAATGAAAAACTTAAGGCAAATGCTGTTAAATTAAAAACTCGAATAATTATGTCTAAGAGGGAATAAGTTAATGTAAAAATACAAAAGGCACAATTGTATATAGTAAGACCTTTTTAATTTTTATTTGTGGTCCCTAATATAAATTGATTTAAAATTTCGATAACGAATGAAAAGAAAAATAATACTACTAACAATGGACCCTCGAACCGAACGTCGTTTAAGAAGAGAGAGAAAAAGAGACCAAACCAATAAGTTAGTGAATAAGAAAGAACAACAGCGTTTGTATAAGATTAGCGTTGAAAATGAAATCAAACTTCTTAAGTGGAAGAATCATCGAAAACAAGAAAAAGCATTAATTGTTAAGAAACAGTTAAGAGATGTGATAGCAATGATTGACAAATTACAGAATGGTCGCAGTATAGCGAGTCGTTGGACGGTGTATAAAAATACTGTCAATATTCTCAATAACAGCATAAAAACTCTTAGGTAAAAAATAAAGACAGCCTGCCCATCCCAGCCCGCATTTTTTTATTGTGCTGATGAACCCTAATGTAATCGAAATAAATTGAAACGAAAATCTAGTAATTAGATTAATATAAACAAACCGATTAGGTATATACAATGTCAGCATTTCACATGGATATCGCAGGAACAGCAGACCGATTTCAGCGGATTGACCGCACGGGTAAGAGTTGCGCAATTTTCAACAATGGTTCTTACATGAAAGTGCCTTGTGCTTGGTGTAGTAAGCCATGTACGGCTAGTGCGGATAATTGTCTTACGGACCAGAGATATGCCGAGTTGAAAAAAAAGTTAAATGGACAATGTAATGTGATCCCGAATGACATAAGTAATATGTTTCCTGCTCATGTGGCTGGTTATATAAATAAGTTTGTTTTCAATACTGATCCGTCAAAGGAAAAATATTGGAAATGGGTTCATGCGGAATGTGTTGAGTTTCCTAGTAGGACCAACTCAGGACGAAAGGTGAAAAGCGTGAAACGATTCGCAGACCAGGAGTTTATCACTGGTTCTGGAATAAGTGGATGCGATCAATATGACAGAGGATTTGATGGATACGTTAAAACAACAGAGTATCAGTCTTATGGGAGAACAGATTTTAGTGTCCTAAGAGATTTCATTACAGAAGATGTTGAATATGAAGAATCAAAAGAAACTAGTGAAGAAGAAGAGGAATGGGAATCTGGGAATGAGACGGACGAAGATTTTCGAGTTCATTTGGATTGTGATTGGGATTAAATACAAATAAAAACTAAAAAATACAAAATTAAAAAACCAAAAAATATCGGCCGAAAGGCTTTTTTCATTTAAATTGAAGTAAAATAGAAATACCCTATTAAATTAAACAACCCTAATAAGAATGACATCATTAACTAAAACGCAATCTAAAAAGAAATCAAAAAAACAACCTAAGAAAACTAAAATGGCTGATAATTATTTGGATTCTTTTACAACAGAAGAAGAATTAATCGATGAAATAAAAACATTGGAAGATAAAATAAAACAACTAAAACAGAAAAAACAAACAATAAAAATTATCGAATTATGTAAAATAAGTAAAAAGCAACTAAAAAGAACATCAGATTTTAATGTTGGGTTGAACTACGAGGTGACCCATAATGATAATGATGAATATGCTAAAACGATTAAATCATCTCTTGATATTTCTTACAATTACACAATGGTTGATTTTGTTTCTCCAACTGAAATTAAAAAGACGATTTATATGATACGATACAATATTAATTACGATTTGTATAGAACATATCATAATCAACATGAACCTGAAATTACGTGTGGAAGTCAATTAACAGTTTGTGATGAAGACGGTGGTAAAGTATATTTTGATTATAATGAGGAAAACGATCAACAAGATGAAGATATAATAACATATGATGATGAAGATGGAAAATGGGGTCATGTTTTAGAATCAATATTTAGATATGGTTCCGGAATCTGTTTAAATGAAGATGATGGGAAAAAAGAGTTGATTGAATTATTCAGTGAAATTTGAGCCCTAATAGGTTTTAAATTAAATTGATATATAATCGCTTTTTTTTAAGGAAGAAAAAATGGCGTGGGAAGCAATAGTAATAATTGGAGTATCTAGTGTGATAGTTGGGAAGATAGTTCATCACATACATAATAAGGGTTCTTCTAAATCCCGATACAAGGATTCAGTAAAAAGAAAGAAAAGAAAGAAGAGGCATAGAAGCGATACACCTCCCAGAAAACAAAAGAAATTGAAAAAATAATGGAAAATATAGACCCTGATATCAAAGAACATCCATTCATTAAATCAATCTCTCTAGAAATAACGGGAATATATGAATATTCAGTGTTTATGTTGAAATTATGTGATGGAGATATTGAGTTAATGATAACAAACAAACAGACAGACATAAAAATAAAAAAGTTTAATAATATACTTACAGGAAAAATACCATCCTACGCATCAATGACTCCAAAACAAAGAATAAAAGGAATGCTACTTAACGCTGAAAACTACTTTACAAGTTTGATTAATATACAACCAGATATGGATACATTTACACACAATAACAAATTATATGTTGTTGAATTTAATGTTCCTGACGAATGTTATATGGAACACTGTTCATGTGATACATATACAAGAACATACAGAGAAAGGGCTAGAATAGGTGGTATTTCTGATGAATATCTGGAAGAAAGTAAAGATGATGAAAGTGAAAATGAAAGTGATGATAAAGATGATGATGATTATAGGAGACGACTTAGTGGACTAGGAAGACGAGTAAGACAAAGAATAAGATGAAAAAGAGAACTAAAAAAAGAGAACTAAAAAAAAGGCACTCTATTCGTCTATTTTTTAATTAAAAAATATGATGTGAAATATAATGAGTTTTTTGAAAAGGATATCATCATTTCGAGAGCCATCAATTCTCAATTTAACAAGTGAATATAGGCCTAGTCCAATCGTGCGACAGATTGGAAATTGGAAAGCGCCATTATTATCTAGTATAAAGCATAAAAGGCATATTATAGCAAAGACACATTATAATTATAAGGCTAAACCGTCACCTAGTTGTCAGTCAGAATTGGAAGGTGTATGGGTATTTTTTATAAAATATGAAAAGAAATTGTGTAGGAAAAAGCCAGGGTTGAAATGTATTACTTATTATGTAAAATATAACGCTAAAACTAGTCCATTGATAGATGATTATATAAATATGAAAGCGGACCATCATAGAACATTAATATTGGATAGGATAAGAGAACAGGCATTGATAAATTATTTATTGGAGAATGATAAATATATAAGAGACATACAAGACGGTTATATATTTTTAAATACTTAGTTATATTATATGTTACCTAAGGAAATAGGCTGGATATTTATTTATGTGTTTGCTTTTGGATTTAGTGATATGTTTCGTAAGAAATTTATAAAGACTGATAGAAATTACATAATGTATTATTTATTTTTAGGAGCAATAGGCATATCAATAATATGTGGTAGTATTTTTTTAAAATAATTTAGAAAATGAATTAATATGATAATGATAAACAATAAATGAAATCAATCCAATAATTACATCAATTAGTAATGGAATAAAAGCATTTTTTTGCTTATTAATAGCGAGATATGCGAAATAGAAATAGAGAAATGCGTGTATAGGTCTTAATGAATTCCACCATATTTTTTTTCCAAAAGTTTCTGCTCCGCTTTTTCTAATATTTGTTAAATAAATAAATGAAAATCCTATAGCGGGTAATAATGCTAAATATCCTAACAATTGTAATAAATTAGCGTTTAGATTCATTGCTAAATAAACAAAGAATAAACGAACCGGGATACATAATAATAAAAATCCAATAAATCGTTTTTGAATATCTTTCATATACTAATAAATGATACTTTTTTCATGACCCACAATTACATCAGGATGAATTAATATATCGAAACCTGCTTCTTTTGCTTTAAGACAGAAACTAGCATCTTCGCTTGAAAAATCAACCCATCCATTTGTAAATTTATGCCATTCAGGTGAGAACCATGGATATTTCATTTTTTCGAATACTCCTCTTTTAATCAACATCCATCCAAATCCAGAATATGATGCTTTCATTAAGCAGTTAGGATGTTCTTTTTTCCATTGCTTAAGATATTCCGGAGTGATAAACTTAAAACTTCCATTTTTCTGAAAATATTCAATATCCCAATCTTGAACTGTCGCATACATGCGCCCTCCATCCATTAAATACAATCCACTAATTATATCTTTATCAAATTTAAGCAAATTTATAAAATCTTCAACTTTAAATACTTGGTCACTATCAATCCACATAATAAAATCATATTCCAACTTTCCATCCCATGGATCCTGATCCGGTCCTCTAGTTAGATCTGCTCCTAAACATTGATTCCTAACATAATAAACATTCGAATTAGTTTTTGTGATGATATATGGTGTAATATTGTGATTTAAACAATAACTCAATAGATATGACCAGGAATTAAGGAAATTATTGGAAAAAGTTTTACCTGGCATACAGAAGGCTATTTTAAGGGGTTTATTTAAGGGATTCATTTAAATAATTAAAATTGATTACTTTTATATTAATTAAAAAAGTAATTAATAATTATATATTATGGCAGTTACCAATATTAGAACACCACCGAATAGATTTATTAATGACACTCGTGTCTTTCAGTTTGAAAATGAACAAAAGGAATTCAATCGAACAAGAGACCAGTTGTATCTAGAGAGAAGTGAGTTTATGAAGCATATTGGATGGGAATTGAGGGGAAATGGGTTTTATAATAAGAATCTAGATCAGGAAGCAGATGTTTATGTAGTGAGACTAAATGATGGAAATAAGGTGTATATTCCAATAAGTGATGACCCCGCAGTTACAAGTGCTTATAGACTTCATGTTGCTTCAGGAGGAGTATATTGTGAAGTTATTCCAAATACATGGAAGACAAATGAAATGTTGAGAAAACCATCTAGGAGAAACAGACATCATGCTAGAAGGTCCATTTAAACTTATTATGAATATTTAATTAAATTGATATAAATTAGTTTAATTAAATTTTTTTATTGATAACAATGAATACCACTGATGATAGAATACTTACTATAATTGATGCTAATAATCGCATTGTTTATGTTGATTTATCACTTATAGATGAAAAAAATTTAGAGGGTGCGAGAGTGTTTAAATTATTGTTTAAAATGACAAAAGATAATCCATTCTCAAATATTAAAATGTATACTGATGATAATAATAATATTACTTTATTCAAAGAGTTGGGTATAATGGAAAGACAATGGAATAAATTATTTACATTTTTAAAATATGGAAGAATATTATCAGACCCGAATTGTAGAGGTGGGTTTGTGATAGATATGGATAGTTGTTTGGAAATATCAAATAAGTTGGGAGGAATTCCGGAGTTTGATGAATATTATAAAGAGATTGTATTTAATAAAGAAATAGATGAGAATTATAATCCTCGAACTACATACGAAGATGTAAAGGGAAAATATATGTGGAGTGGGTATGAGAAATCAACCAACTGGCAAGCATATCATAGATGGATGGATACTTATGACGTGAAATCATGGTCATTGACTAAGATAGAAGATAAGGGAAATGGTGTGAAATATTACTGGTATAGAAAGAAAAATTAAATAAAAAATATATTATTTACCAGATAAAATATTTTTTTATACAACACTATCTGATGGAGTTACCGTATATTGTTTTTTAAATATCTTTTTATTCATAAAACAATATATACCAGCACACACACCATATATACAAAGTATAGATATCAAAATAATTATCATTATAATTGTATCATTATCCATTTTATAATTAAAGTATTAAATTTATTATATTTATTCAATTTTAATAAGACCATTTTCATCGATGTAAAGAGTTTTTTGTTTGTATCTAGATAAATTACTTCTAGTCCAGAGTATACTACTGCTACTACTGCTACTACTGCTACTACTGCTACTACTATCACTACTAGAATCGTCATCGCTATCTAAAACATATCCATTAGTAGGTTTTTTTCTTGTAAAATTATAATCAAATAAGTTATTTTGCTTTGGTCTAAATCGTTTACGATAAAGTTTTCTGATTTTTTTCTTATTAAGTTCACTATCGATGTAAAAGTTTCCCTTAACAGCATTACTATATTGTTGAAATGTCATGCCATATCTACTCTTAAATCCAGAGCAAAATCCATTTTTATAATGACATTTATATCTAATTTTATCAACTCTGCTTAGATTTTTTTTGTCAAGAATACCCATGATAGCATCTCCATATCCCTCGTTGAATTCGGCTAATTCTCTTCTTCTAATAGCGGAAAGATTCATTTTATCAACTTCAGCATTGGTATCCTTAAGTTTATTATTAAGATTAGTTAGTTGTTGTTTTTTCTTATAGAATTTAGTGACAAGTTTCATGTTATCTTTTACGAGTTGTCTGTGTGTTCTTAATTCTTCATTTTCTTCTTCATAAGAATATTCCCAATTAGTATATTCAGTAAATGGATTTCTACAATAAGCGCATGTATTTGATTCCTTTAACCATTTAAAGAAACATCCTTTACAATAATAATGATTACACGGTGTTGAAACAACATCATCAATCTCTGCTTTTTTATAACATACAACGCATTCTCTAGTGTTAGTTTCTTCATTAGTTTCTTCATTAGTTTCTTCATTAGTTTCTTCATTAGTTTCGTCATTCGTTTCTTCAACTAGATTCGCTGAGATATCTCTAGAACTCATAATTTCATTAACAATTGAATCAATAACCCTAAAAACAGGACTACTTGCTTCTAAATTATTGTTTTGTAGATCATTATACATTTCACCTAACTGTTCTGGAGTGAAAGTGTTTTCCAATTCTTGTTCAAATCTTTGACGGAATCCTAGTGAAAAAGCAGGTTCTATAATATCTTCTTCATGATTTGAATCACTAGAATATTCAAATTCTCCAGTTGAATCAATATCATCAAAAACTTCATTACTAACTGGAGTAGATAATATGGGGATAGGTTCAATTAATTCGGCCAGACGACCATCGAGAGGTTCATTAGGGGGTGATTGAGGGGGTGAATAAGGAGGAGATTGAACTGGTGATTGTAGTGCGTTTTGAAGTTCTTCTTGAAGTCTCATTTCTTGTTCAATATAGTTGATATACTCTTCTGAGAGAGTTTCATTATGTCCGCCGGGTTCCATGGTTTCGTTATTTATTTTTAAATAACGAAACCTTTAATCAATTTTATTATAACCTTATATAATAAATGAAGATAGATCAAGACAACAAAGAAAGAATAATGATTATTTTTAAGTTTGTGTTACAATTTTACAAGGTATTAATGGGTAATTTATTAGTAATGTTTGTTCCTCAAGATTGCGATGGAACAATATGTAGTTTAAATGAGAACTTAACAAAAGACGGTGCGTTTCATAGAGTAGTTCTTGGAATTAACTTTACTTCTTTATTATTTTTTACAATAACTTATTTGGTTGAATTAAATAGAGAAAACGTGTTTATAAAACATTTGGATATAGATCAGGATGAAAGCGATAATAATTTACAGGAAATAATGAGAAGCGATGATAAATTAAAAACTTTGATACATAAGCAAAATCATTTGTATTTATTTTCGGTTAGTTTAACTGGGATGGTATATATAGTAAATTTATGTTTTTCGGTTATAGATATATTTTTAAATCAGACCGGGTCAGGTTCATTAACGAGTTTGTTGTCTTTTGTGATATTAGTATTGATGAAATTGAATAATTCATATAGTGTTGGAAAAAAGTCGAATTTGAATGATTTAGCATTAAGTGGATATTTAATAGAAAGTGCTTCGTTTAATGTTTTAGATAAAGACGAATATCCAGAAATACAAGAGTTAGATAGTAGTGGGAATAACGTATTATTAGATGTGAATGATGTAGATATAAAGATAAAGGGAATATAAATTGAATTATTATTTATAAATAAATTTCTATAAATAATAAAATGGCGGATACTAACTTTGATAATGAAGATGCAGAAATATGGAAAAATTTGGAAAGATTGAAGGTTCAGGATTATAGTAGATTAGATTCGATGATAATTGAACATCCAAAATTAACATTGAAAGAATATGTAGAAATTATAGATTATCATAAATTTACTGAAGAATCACTGAAATATTTGATAAACCAGATAAATAAAAATAGATTAACATTTAATGGGATAGGTCCATATGGTGAGACGGATGGAAGATATTACTATGCTGGAAAGGTGAAGAGAGAACAGAGAATAAGATTGATACATAAGTTGAAGGATGAGATATCAGTATTAAGGGTAGAAAATAAAAAGTTAAGAAATGAAAGCGATTAGTTTCTTAATGACCCTGACCATTTTAAAATGGATTTATTAATTCGTAAATTAGAAGGTAATCCAGCAGGAGGTTTTTCTAATTTAAGTTTTTCTTCTTGTTTATCATAAACTTTAATTTTATTTTCTAATTTTTGAATCATAGTATTTAAGTCTTTAACGATATAGTTGATAGTTATGTTATTCATTATATAATTATTACTGAGATAATTCTTCTTCAATATCATCTAAAATAGTTTGATCAAAAATACCATTGTGAGGAACGCCGTATCTTTGAACATAAACTAGATATTTTTCATCAATTGTAATATTAACATCAATGATAGCTCTAATAGGTGCTGGTGGAACGATAGATGTTTGTTTTGCGAAGATAGCTAGTTGTTCTTTAAGTTGTTCAATAAGTTCATTAGATTCTTTAGTTTCATCTCTTATTTTTGAAATAAGATTTATTACGGATTCAGCGAATATTGCTAAATTTTTACTGGTGGTATCGCTTGTATTATTAGCAACATTTTTAAAATTATTTAATTTACTTAATATAATATTTTTGTATGTGGTATTATATTGATCAAAAGAGTCATACTCTTCATTGAAATAAAAATCAACATATTGAGGTTTAACATTCAGGTCAATATATTTTTGAATATCTGTAACTAAATTATTGAAAGAATTAGTAATAATTTGAATTTGATTTTGAGAAGAATTAATAGAGTTATTTAATACTCCCATAGATGATGATTTTCTAGGCATATTAATATTTATTAACATTATTTTCTTTTATTAATAATTTTTTGTAATTTTCGGATATTTTTGGCTTTTTGTCGAACTACATTTTTAAGATATACGATAGTATTTTGTGTTTCTCTTTTTTCATCCATATCAGGAATATCATATTCTTCAAAAAAAATATCTTCTTCTAATAATTGTTTATTAAACCCAACAATACTATTACTTATTCCAGATTCTCTACTAAGTTTATTTATATAATCAATAAATGTAATATTTTTATTTTTATCTAAAAGAATAAAAAAATGAATAGTAAATAGAGAAAAATAATCAGTTTTACCGTTAATAAATGTTTTTTTTTCGAATATTTTAGTTTCATGTTCTTCATCATAATGATTATATATCATACTTAATCTAAAATCATCTACATTCATTTTTAAATTTTCAACTAATGTGTTATTAGGATAAAAATTATATTTTAAATAAGTTACTTTTTTTGAATTTTGACAATCAGAAAGGATGAAATTATTACCTTTATTTTTTTTTAATACGCTGTATAATTCTTTGAAAAGAATAGGATTTTCATAATCAGTAGGACAATATATTTCATCTTTATTGTTAGTTATTGAGTTGTATCCGTTGAAATAAATGAATAAAAGGTCACCTGGGTTAGAGCGTGTAGCAATTGCGTTAATAAGAGTTATGATATTATGATGAGTCGATTTAGTATAATTAGAAGTAGTATCATTAAGAAGTAATATATTTTCGTTATTAAAGTCATATTTTAACAATTCATTTTTAACATAAAGTATATTATTTAAAGGAGAATTAAGAGATATATCTGTATTTGGATAGTTGGTGCCAATTAATAAAGCGAATTTAGTCATAAGTATAATATATAATTTTAAAAAAAAATATATTATTAATTAATTAAAGAATGATTAATTTTAAATTTTAAATTATTGGAATATATAGTAATATTTTTAGAATTGTTAGGGTCAAAAAAGGTATATTTTTTATAAACATATTTTGGATTTTTAATAGAATCTTTTTTGTATGGGAAAAATTCTCCAGAAATATCATTAATTTCTATTAATTCAACATCATCCAAATTAGTTAATGTTGTATTACTAATATCATATTCTATTTTTGAAAGTTTCCAGTCATCACAATTTTTTACATTAATATTATCTAAATCATCATCTAACCATACCCAAAAACATCCACTACTATCAACATGATATTTTTTTAAATTTTTACAATTAAAATAACCATTTATAAGATTATAATATTTTTGATGATTTTTTTTGCGAGGGTTGAGAGTGTTTTTATTGAGGAATAATGTTCTATTTTTAATGTTTTTAGTTCTTTCAGATGATTGTATAGATTCATTATTTTTACCAAACATATTGAATGAAGCCATTATTAATATATAGAAATATTAATTAAACTAGAGTAATTCTTAATTTCCAAATATGAGCATCAAAAATATTTGAATTACCACTAACATCAGTAGTTTGTTGTGTCAACTCTCCGGGGCCATATAATCCATTTTGACTTAAATCATAACTAAATCCCATCCATCCATATCTTCCAGGAGCAGGAACATTAGATAAATCAGTTAATAAATTACCACCTTTAAATATATCGCTTAGACTCACGCTAGGTAAAAAGTTACCTCCTTGTTGTTGATTACCAGAACCAGCAACTGCCTCTACAGCGAGATTAATTTTATTTCTAAAAAAGAAATCTATTTTGTCTCCGGGTAAGAAAGGCATACCATTAACATATGTTTGTCCATCTACTAAAACAGAACTGGAATCTTGCATTTGTTGAAATTTAAGTCTTCTAGTGGAATTGTTAGAGGTGTCAGCAAACATTTGTTCATAAAATCCCTGAAGAACATTATTACTTTTACCATTTGACATATTTTGTGATACTAAAGTGCTTACATTAAGATTACCTAATGGATTAGCAGATGCAGTAATATTTCCAGAAACATCTCCACCTAATGTTTCATTTAATTGGTCCGCTAGAACTTCAACTTTTGCGTTAGATGATAATTGATTATATAGGTCACCTTCATTTTTGATAAATGCTTGAATAAATGGATTTCCTAATAGATGAGTCGATAAAATTCTAGTGACTACTTCGTTATAAAAATTACCACTTGGATCAGTAAGAGTTCCAGTATAAAAATTTTGAGAAGGGTCTTGATCACGAATAGATGGTCCCATGGGTACTTTTTGTGTGCTAAAGTTAGAATTAAACTTAAGTTTACCATTTTGCATAAGAGTTTGTGCGATAAAGAAGGTTAAATTACTAACATAATTTTTTTCATCTGTTTGATCACCACCATTAGAATCTGCTCTGGCATAAAATAAATTAGTTCCTGAATTAGAATCACCAACTAAAAATACTCTTTCAAATCTAGAAGCAGATATATCAGTTCCTACAACATCAAATGTTAAATGAGGACTAACTAAATCTTGTTGAAAAACTTCACCAAATAATATTAAATTTCCACTTACTTCAAATACAACTGGAAACTGAAAAATTAAAGAATTACTTGACATTATATATAATATTAATATATATAATATTAATTAATAAATAAATGCAGATACCATAGTGTATTATCAAGATTTTTAAAATTATTATTATTATTAATTTGTATTTTAAATGTTAAAAATAAATTTGTATTATTTTGGTTGATGATGTGTTTAATAGGAATATTGAGTGGATTATTTTTTTTGAAAATTTGATGAAGTATGTTTTCAATTTGGCGATTAATTAGCAATTTGACACTTTTTATATTTTTGAATGGTTCTAAATTCAATGAATTATTGAACATTTTATGTGCCATATATTGATTATAATATAGAGGAATATCACCTCTTAATATAGGATTATTTGTGAATGATTTACCAGTGAAATGGAAATGTCCATTGAAACATTTTTGAAGATTAGAAAATAATTTAGTTATGTTTTCGTGATTAATAATAATATTGTTACTTAAATCTAAACTAAAAACATCTTTCCATAATTTTAATTTTGATATATTTAAACATTCAAGATGAAATTGTTGAATAATGGAATTAGAAAGATCATTTTTATATTTTAAATTAAATAAACTAGGATAATTTATCATACTTAATTAGCATATTATTTTTCATGTAGCACATCGAATTCTAAAGCAAATGAAAAATCATTATAATTTAAATCCATTGTAATGCCGTATTCGTCTATAAGAGTAATGTGTAATTTATCAATATTTACTGGTCCAAAATATTGTCTTTTTTTAGTAATTTTATCGCTGTTATCGTCAAATAAAACTGCTCCTTTTCCTTCTCTCATTGGTATTCTAGCCAGAATATTTTTTCTCATGAATGAGTTTTCATATAAAATGGTGCATACATCTTGAAGAGAATTTTTAAAATCATTTACACATAAAAAAAAATATTTCATTCCTCCTAAGTCAACGCTTCCTTCACTAGTATAAAAATATGTTCCTTCATATTTTCTATTTCTAAATCCTAATAACCATCCTAATGTTCTCATTGGAGGAGCATTTAAATTTATAGTATTTTCAAAATTTATTATTAATTTATCATTTTGATTTTTTGAACGTATAGTTGTATGTAATGTATTAGTATTAATTAATATTTCACAGTTAATACTTAATAATTCTTCATTTAAGAATTCAACCATTTTAGTTGAATTATAATTACCACTGGGAATTGTAATATTTTTAGAGATGTCTTCAGTTTGTAGATTAGTAACAGTAATATTAAAAGAATGTGTTCCTCTGATTTGAGAAATAATATGTTGAACATTTGCCATTTCTAATGATGCTAGTTTCATACTAACTACATTCTTCAATGGTGTCGCCAAATTAATAACAAAATCTGTGCTTTTAGTATCAAAATAATTTTTTCTAAATTTTGTATCAATACTAATTTGTTGAGTGATGATATTACGTTGTATTTGATTAACTAATCCAGTATTCACAGGATTTACATATACAACATCATTTTTTTCATTATTTATTTTTCCTATTGTTTGTTTTATGTCAGTGAGTTGATGATTAATATGTTCAAGTTTATATTCTTTTGTATATTGTTTTTCTTGTATTTTATGAATATAATTGAGATTATCTTTGAGACGATAACTGATTTGTTTTATGAATTTGTATAATTTCATTTTTAGTTTTTTATTTATTTTATTGGAATCAGCGATACTTTTTAATTTATTATCGACGGCTCTTTGTAATTCAAATACATCATATTTGTTATTTAATCCAATGAAATTCACCATATCATTTATTTCATAATTTTCAATCTGTAAATCAATATTATTCATTTAATAATATATATGAATAATATATTTAATTATATTTTTGATTATATTCTACCATTTCATTTTCATATCTAACTTTATCTCCCTTGTTCAACTTAACATACTTTTCCTTCTTCTTATCTGTTAGTGCTTTCCACTTTGTTCCTAGTTCCTTAGCAATATCCCCAATCACAACCTTCTTTCCCTTCTTCTTTGCCTTCTCCAATAGCGGTGGTCTAGCATCATCGCAGAAAAAGAAATATGCTGACTTGGGCTTCTTTGGAAGATTACTATTCTTCTTGAACTTCATCTTCAACTTCTCTCCTAGAAATCTCTCCATCATCGCCTCAATCTCATCCTGCTTCCCCAACTCCAAACATACGCTTCTCAACAAACTAGCGTGCGACTCATACCAATTATCATATAAAGATACTGTGTTATTATGAAACATCATATTAGAACTCATATTATAATATATATTAATGACTTCTATTAAAGTTCTTTTATTAATATATTAATTAACTATTTGCATATAGGTAAATAAAATATTGATATGAAACATATAACTGGAAAAATTAAAAGAGAAATAACTAATAGTTTAAATGGTAACCATGTCACATATTTAATACAACAGAAACTCCATGACTTATTTTTCTTATTGATTATCGTATAGTTTTCATAATAATTCACAAAAATATTATCATATATGTCTATAGCTGCTTCTGGCAAATATTTAAAATACATTTCTTCGAATTCATTATCTAAATTCATTAAAAACTCCATCGCCAAACAATTCAATATCATATCTTGAACATCATCCTCCACAAATATTATCCATAAATTAGCTGCATAAACAAATAAATTAAATCCAAATTCTTGAAATGTATCTAACATAACTAAAATATTAGTGCTGGGTATCATTTTTCGTAGTCTTGTTCTATCTGTTAGATTATCCCACAGAAAAAATGAACGAACATAGTATATCACCGCACTCCCAAACATTATTAACTTCTTTTCCCATGTTGCCCTATTTGGACAAAATTCACCATCAAATTCCTGCCATTCGTATGCTATTAATCCTATGTATATTGACCATTGTGCTATAAATACTAAAGCGGGTAGCAGTGCTAAAGAAGAAAAAATATGACTACAGTAGAATGTGTTTTTTCGTTTTAAGACTTCATTTTTGTATCCTCTAGTGAGAAAGTATTTTTGAAGACTAAACATTCCAAATTTTGGATCATTCAAAACGATTGATATCTTTTCTTCATCACTTGGTTTTCCTATTATCATTGATAAACTTTTAACAGGAGTTGTGCAGTCGGGTGATATTTTTACAGAATGTTCTGTTCCAGTCAATAAATTATCACGCATCTTTCTACATAAATAATTCCCCATAAAGGAACAATTACTCCCTATTATCTCTATAAAATTATAAATACTTTGACACATTTACATAAATTATTTTAATTAATTTTATATTATTTAAATATATAATTTCAGTTATAAATTTAAATTTTATATATCATTGGATTATTGTGAAATTCTTCATCTGTTTGGGTTGACTTATCAACATTATCTGAATCTGGACTATAATGTCTTAATCTTTGAGAAAAAGAATGAAATGTTTGCATATCTAATATAGTTGATGGTGGTTGTCCATCTACTGGTTCATCAGTATCTTCCATATTATTATCTCTAAACGCACTCACACAATCTATACATTCACATATAGAATCGTATCGACTCACCATCTCATATATTCCAAAACATAAAACTAAAAATGTAAATACTGATAAAAATATTATTTCTCTATTTGTAAAATAGTCATTTCTTTTTTTAGTTATTTTTTCGCATTCATATTCATCTTCACTTATATTGAAATATTTTGTGATATTAATATGATTAAGTTTGGATATATTTAAAATGTTTAAAATAGTCTTATTGTTCCAATTTATCCTATTGATCCATTTTGTCTTATTTTCCCATTTTATTTTATTTATATATCTAGTTTCTTCTTTTATAATTATTCTTTCTTTTTCAATCCATCTAACTTTATCTTTGTATCTTATTTCATCTATATATCTTATTTCATCTATATATCTTATTTCATCTATCCATCTTATTTCATCCGTCCATCTTATTTGATCAATGTATCTTACTTCATCTTTGTATCTTATTTCATCTATATATCTTATTTCATCTATCCATCTTATTTTATCTGTCCATCTTATTTTATCTGTCCATCTTACTTGATCTTTATATCTAATTTCATTAATTATATTAGTCTTATTGAACCATATTGTTCTATTAGTCCATAGAGTCTTATTGAACCATCTTGTTTTATTAGTCCATAAAGTCTTATTGAACCATCTTGTTTTATTGGTCCATAAAGTCTTATTGAACCATCTTGTTTTATTAGTCCATAAAGTCTTATTGAACCATCTCGTTCTATTAGTCCATAGAGTCTTATTGATTATATTTACAAAAGATGTTGTTGATGAACATGGAGAAGATGAGGGAGAAGGAGTGGATGATGGAGAAGGAACAGGTGACGGTTCAACAGTAATTTCTTGTTTTTTACATGTATAATCACAACATATACCTTCTCGATATGCGCATTCATCTTCATTACATATTGCTGATGGACAACCAAGACGACATAATTGTTGTGGAGAATCTTTGCACCATTTAGTATTAGATTGAGTAGGAAAGAAAGAGATAGGAGAATCAATAACTTTGAATGGTGTTCCTGAATGCCATCTACATCTTATACCTGTTATTCCGTCAGAGAAACAATATTGATTATTATTATCTTTTAAAGTGTAAGTATCAGAGGATGATGGGATTAGTTCAAATATATGTGGATTATTCAATCCATCACATTCAATCCTATATCTACCATCATATGTTTTTCTTCTCCAATATTTGACAGTACATGGTCCTCTTTCATTTAAATAAAAAACATATTTATTTTGAGATACAGTTTTAATTTTAAAGACATTATTATTGTCGGTTTCTGAACCTTTACACCATATTGCTCCTTCTCTTTGATCTGGAGAACTAGGATAATAAACACTGTCTTTACCCACCAAACAATATAAATCGTTATTATCAATTATTTTAACATATCCATATGAGTTTGAACACGAAGGAGTTTGATAGACTTGTTGATTGTTACTATCTTTATAATTACATGAACAAGAGTATTCAGTTACTTTGTCACTTAATTCTTTATACATACATTTATCTTTATATCTACATGGTGTTGAAAGCCAACATCTATTATCATCACATGTAGGGTTATTAGTGCAATATTGAGTTATATCTAAACTTAATATTGATTGAACATATGTTAATAATAACAATAGTTTAAACATATGATATAATATATCATAACATAAAACATATTATTGTTTTTTTATTGATAAAAAATTTATTCTATGGGAAAAGGTTTATCAATAAATATGGTAGATTTATTGATAAAAATAAAAAAAAACAATTTATCTCTCCCTGCATATTTTAAAAAAGAAAATCTGAGGGGTGAATTTTAAATATTAAAAATTTATTTTTAATTATATGACAATATATACTAAATATTTTCATTTTTCATGAATGATAATATGGTAGAAGGTTGAGATTTATCATTTAGTATATGTTTAAATGTATCATTTTTATCATATATGGATCTTCCATGATAGTATCGTTTGAATTTATGTTTATGTTTTACAATTTTAGTTGGATATATATTGAAATGATTAAAATCAACGATATAATCATTCATATTGCTTATTATGGGGAAATTATCGGGTGTATGATAAATTTTACGCGAGCGTGGGCGTTTATATTTATTTTTTTTTAGAATGTGTAGATATGTGTTATATGGGAGAAAAGACATTACGATTTTCATTATTATATCCGGTTATTTTACTTATCAATTTATTCTTAAATGATTTGAGACAACTAATGATTTTATTTTGTTTGGGTTTATTTGTTTCGAAATAGACTACATTATCACTTACATTACAATAAATACATTTTATAGAATTTGATTGTTTAGTCCAACTATTGAAACAATGAAGATGAATATGATGACGGCATTTAGTGCAGAGAACGAAATTATCATTTAAAGTTACATCATAAAAACATATGGGACATTCATTTACAGTATTATTCATGTATATATGATATTATTTGAGAATTTAAAATAATAAATTAAATTTGAAACTGGCTTAAAGAGACCTTATTATGATAATAAGTGGAGGAAAATGATATGAGATGAGATGATAAGCATGGTTGCCCGAGTTGGTCTAAGGGGGCGGACTTAAGACCCGCTGTCATTGACGCGTGGGTTCGAA